AGCAAAACTTAGGTAATCCTGAACTAAGTAACCTTGTTAGCCAAAAAGCTTTACAGAAAACTTATGTAGATTATGCTCTTGGTTTTGTAAATAAGAAAGTAGAAAAGGATCTTGTGTTTAATAAAAAGATGGATTCTCAACTAAAGGCTTCTGTACAAAGAGCAAGAACACAAGCTTTAATATCTGGTTTTGATTCTCTTAAACCTACTCCTAATAGTAATGTCCTTGTCACACCTACAACAGGCGTTGATTTAGAAACCAGTTTTAGTCAGCTAAAAGCTAATCAGGAAACCACAAAACAGTTTGAACAACAATTAAATGACGGTCTTACTAAGAATAGGAATTCTGTATTCTATGGTTGGACTCCTTCTAATGTTGCTGAAGCTCAAAGACTGTTTGATAGTATTCCTAACAACGTAACAGGGGAAGAAAGAAAAGCTCAGTTTAAACAACTATTAGCCAACAACTCTGACTACAAGTTTAATCCACAACAATCTGAAGATATTTTTAATGCTGTTCAAACCAACCCAAGTATCAAACAAGGGTTTGAAGAACTTCAGAAAATGAAGGAAAATGAGCAGATGCTAAAAGACTATAATGCAGAAATTGCAGGTCAATATGTAGATACTCCAGAAGGTAAGAAGGCCCTTGTTATGATTAATGAGTTTAGACAACCTGGAGAAACAGATGCTCAACTAGCAGCAAGAGCTTTGGCTCAACCAGATAAGTTTGTATCTCGAGGTGGTGATATTGGAGAAAGTGGGGGTATGGAATTTGATATGGGAACACAATTTGCAAATAGAATGAAAGGTGATGTCAAGAAACAACAAAAAGCAGGAGTGCAATATAAAACTCAAAATGGTTATGTTGTTTCATTTGGCAATCAAGATGATTTCATGAAACCTTCTATAGATATGCTTAACTCTGCAATTACCAATCAGAGTACATTTGATTTTAAATCAGAAGGTAAGGCAGGTTTGATATTTAGACAAGACGATGGTTCAGAATATGATGGTAATCAAAGACCTGTAATTACAGACTCAAGAATAGCTAATGGTAAATTAGTTGCTACTGGTTGGATAGGTACTGGAGATAAGAAAAAGAAAGTTACTTCTGTAATTGATTTAGATCCACAAAATCCGATGACCTATGAAATTAAAGAAGGTTTGGAAAAGACACTGGCTTATTCTAGACAAGTAGGCTCAGAACATGATGAAGAAGGTCTTACTAGAAATCTACTTTTCTTAAATGGGTATGATTGGTCTAAAGCTGCAACACAACAGTCTGCTGCTTATAATAAAGCACAACCCCAGTCTATTCAGATAAAAAGACCTGATGGTAAAATTACTACAACATCTAGTTTAGGGTTTAATACAGAACTTGTTAAAACTGAACAATATCAAGATGGTGAGGGTAATCTAAGACAATATCATACTTATGCTGCTAAAACTAAATCTGGAGAAACTAAGTTCCTAAACGTAGCAGATGTTTATGATAAACAAGGTAATGTTATTGGACAACAAGTAATACCTGATAAAAAAGGCAATCAGGTTTATTCTACAGTATCAGGTATTGATATTTTTAATACTGCAAATTCAGTTATTTCCAGAACTCCTGTAGAAGCAACAAGAACTAAGGTTCCAGTAGGACAACAAATAAAAGAAACTCAATTAGGGACACTCCTCCAACTAGAAGGCAATGAGTAAATTTAGAATTCCAAATAAAAATAGTACGTGGAATCCATATCAAGAAGAGGATCAGCTAACTGGCAGAAATTCAATAGAGTCTGTTCAGCCTGATCCTTATTCTGGTATGTACACACATAATACACTATCAGAAGATCAATCTTTTTTAGATACAGAAGGTAAGTATTCACTATACGGTAATTCTGCTGTTGCTCAAAAAGCCATTGCAGAATCTAAAGCATATAATCAAGGTTCATTAGAACTGTTAGGAAAAGGTACTTATAACTTAGCAAAAACTGTTGGAATTGAAATACTTAAAATTCCTGGATATATTGGAGGTGGAGTTATGGCATTAGGTAATGAGACTATTGGAGATGGAAAAAACTCAATGTCTCTACTAGTAGATAATGCTTGGTTAAACACCTTTGATAAACTAGATAATGCAGCTAAAGAATTAATTCCAACCTATGTTTCTGAAGATATTCAAAACGGAAACCTTTGGGATAAAATGGGATCTGCTCAATGGTGGGCTACAACTGGTGCGGATGGTGCAGGTTTTATGCTATCTATGTTAGCACCTGGGAGATTATTAGCTGCAGCAGGTGTTGGTGCTAAATTAGCAAAAGGTGCAGAAGCTTTGGCTAATATTAAAAAAGCAGCAACAGGAGAATCATGGTTAGCTAAATCTGGCTTATTTACAGCTACAGAAGACGGATTCAGATTTACAAACACATTAGCCAGAAATGCAGATGGAGTTGCTGCTGCTACATTTAATACTACAGTAGAAGCTGCGGCAGAAGCAAGTAATACTTTTGATAACCTGAAGACCAAATATATGGCAGAAGGTTTATCAGAAGAAGAAGCAAAAACAAAAGCTGGTTCAGGAGCATCTGCTGTGTTTAAAGCAAATATTGCAATACTTGCATTAAGTAATGTGTTTGATGAATTTTATATTTGGAAGACACTTGGTTCAAGTGGAGCAAAAGAAGCGGGTCAGTCTCTTATTAGTAAGGCTAGTAAAGACGGAATATTTGATCCTGGTCAACTTAAAGGTTTATCTACTAAAGATCTTTGGAAAAAAATTGGAATTAATTATGCCAAATCTGCAGCCAAAGAAGGTTTGTTTGAAGAAGGTTCTCAAACTATTCTTCAACAGAATGTTGAGAAAGGAGATGACAAGGGAAGTGTTGCAGGTAATATTGCAAACATTGCTTCTCAGTATTTGAATGATTTTGAAGATAATAAAGAACTACATGAAAGTATTTTCTTAGGTGGGTTCTTAGGAGGTAAAGCTTCTTTAATTCAAACGGTAAACGAAAATAAAGCTTTAAAAAGAGCACTGTATGGAACTCCAGAAATTACTAAAGACAATATTTGGGTTAAACTAGGATTATCAAGAGCTACTCCTGCTCAACAAGGATTCTCTCAACTTTTATCTGAGAATCACATTAAACAATTTAGATCGTTTAATGATCTTCTGAATCAAGATGGTGCTTTAGATGAGAAGAAGTTAGCAGATGCTCAATTAGATAATGTACAAGAAATTATAACTCAGTTTAAATATGACTCTGCAGTTGCGTCTGGTAATCAAGTAGAGCAAGAGTTGTACGGTCAGTTTTTAGCAGCAAATGCAGCACAGACATTTGTAGGACAAGAAGGAGGTAAAGAAATATTCAACCAATATGTAGATAAGCAAGTTACACAAGCGTGGTCTTCTAGATTTGAAGAAACGTTTAAAAGACAACCTACTCAACAAGAACAAAGTAGGTTTCAAGAACAGTATAAGAAGTCAGGAGAAAGAATATTCAATGCTCATAAAATAGCAGAAGAAACTAATTACCCAGAAAGATACTTTCAAGACAAAGAAAACCCTGAACAATATCAAAGATTTAAGCAAGACTATTTTCACCAAAAGTTTCAAAACTTAGTAGCACTAGATGCTATTCAAGAAAAGAAAAAAGAGTTTGATAATCAGTTAGCTCAACAAGGTCTTACTTCTGAAGATTTAAACAATCTTGATGAAATTAAAAACCCTGTTGTTAAGGAACTTGCTCAAAATATTAAGAAAGAGTATAATCAAATAAATGATCTTGAGAAAGAACTTAATTCCAACTATTCTAAACTTTTCTCAAAAGAAGGTGTTAAAGAACTATACGAAAATTCTGTTAAACAGAAAGAGTTCTTCAATCAAATTAAGAAAGAAGTTGAAGATCAAAATGAGAAACTTAAAGAGGATATAGATACTCAAGCAAAAAGTAATGAGGGGTTTGGTCAGGATCTAAAACAGAAAGCTACACAGTCTGGTTATAATATTAACGAACCTATTTTTGCCAGAGATAGAAATAATAATCCTTATACGTTTATTATAGATAAAGATGGTAATGTTAGAATACTTGGTGAGTCAGGTATAGACATGATTCACATAGATGAGTTTGAAGGAAATCTTTCTAAGAAGGGGATTAAGGTTTTACCTAAAGAAAGAGTTGCTGAAATAAACGATGAAGATTTTACATCTTTTGACGATCCTATTGAAGTACCAGAGGCTACACTCTCTGATTTTGGAGAGACAATAGAGTCTCCTCAAGTAGCAGAGACCAAAACATCTTTTGTAGACCCTCTTCCTAATGAGAAATATGATATTGAATATTCTAAAGTAGGTGTAAGTTTATATCCTACTTCTGGTCAACATCATGAGATTAATAATTTAGGTCAAGAGCAGTTTATAGAAGAATCTCCTGGAGTTTATATTCCTAAATTAAACTCGCATCTTTCCCAAAGACTCTGGTTTGAAACTATTCAAACAATAGATCTTTCTACTCATAATATAGAAATTGTTACTAACGATTCTTCTTTCTCTCAAGAGTTACAAAGACAAATAAGATTACAAAATCCAAATCCTTCTAACAGAGATTTGTTTTCTGTACTTATAGACGAAGAAGGTGCTTATGTAATTAAAGATGGTAACTATGTATTTACTGCAATTAGACAACCTGAGTCTTTGTATCCTGAAAAGAATGGAAAGTTCTTACAACCAAGAGTTGCAGAACCGCCTATTATAAATCAGTATAGTTTAGCTAAGAATGTAGTATTTGATATAAACGAAGATACATTTGCAACTCTTCCTAAAACAGAATTAGATAAATTAGGTAATCCTAAATCTTATTCTGAATTAAGAAACAGCGCCATTAGATACGCTAAGGACGAATACACTAAATGGTTTAATCAGAATCTAACTACACCTAATCAGGTATATCCTATTACATATAGGACCAAAGGTTTTCCTGTTAGGAAGTATGAAGATAAAGAAGGAACTAAACCATTACTAAATAGACCTTTAGGTAACATCCCAAATCTAAAACTAAATACCCCTAAGAATCCATCACCTAAAGATTTAAAAGGCGGACAAATTCAAATGTCTTTTAAAGGATATGTAGAAATAGGAGATGAAATGTTTGTAGTTCCTAAAGGTGATGTTGTTGTAATTAGTAATGATAATACGGTTCATAAGCTACAACCTAGAAATCTAAATTCAGATGAGGTAAATGTTGTTTTATATCTCTTATCTTTGAGGACTGGAAATCAACCTACAGAATCTATACAACTTCAAACCCTTATTCCGTTTAGAATTAATAACAAGAGTAAGGATAAAAACTTTGTATTCTACGATGAGCAAAATCCTAGAGCGAGTATTATTAATACTCTTATTAATTTTGGTTCACAAGATGGAAAGAAAGGAGAGATTTTTCTTGAAGGTTGGAGATTTGCTCGTAATAATCTTCAAAGACAAAAAGGTAAAGTCATTAGTTTAATTAAAGAATAACTATGGAAAACAAAGAAACAACGTGCGAAAAATGTAAGACTGACTGGGATAAGAAAGTATGTGAGTGTGAATGTCATCAACCCAAAGACACTAAAGAAGAATGTAAACACGCTGTCACTATCTATACAGGTTATGAATACATCTGTGAAAAATGTAGGGAAGAAGTTAAAGTAACTACCAAGCAATCCCCTGAAGTCATTACTAAAATAAAACAACTAGATGAGAAACTAAAATGAAAGCACCTAAATGCGTTCTTTGTCACAATGAAATACCTTTACTAAGGAAACACAAGCAAAACACCAGGTACTGTAGCCCTTTACACGCCAAAATAGACTCAAGAAGATACTCTGGGGAAACTTTAGCAGACTATGCAATAAGGCAATCGGATAGATTAAAGAAAAAGATACAGAAAAGACTTGCACTACAAAATTAGTAATGGTAAAATGAGAGTAATTACAAGTAACTAATAAATTATGAGAAAATCTCCAACAACAAGTAGAAGTAAACAAGTTCGACAAGGGGTAGCTAAGGTTATCAGTAAAGTTAAAAAAGTTTCAAAGAAATAGTATGTTAAACAAAGAACTCCCAGTTCTCTTAGAAGAACTAAAAAAAATAAACTTATCAGGGAAAATCGGCTACGCTGTAGCTAAGAATAGAAAACTAGTAGAACAAGAACTTGAGACCTTGCAAGAAACAGCAAAGATATTGCCAGAGTTTGAAGAGTACGAAAAAGCTAGAGTAGCACTATTAGAAGTCCACGCAAGTAAAGACGAGAATGGTAAATCTATTATAGAAAACAACTCTTACAGGATAGAAAATCAACAAGACTGGGAGATGGATATCAAGGATTTACAAGAAAAACACAAAGAAGCGATAGAAGTTAGAACTAAGCAAATAAACGACTTCAACGCTTTAATGGAAGAAACTACTAATATAGAGTTCTACCCTTTTACAGAAGACCAAATCCCAGATAGTGCAACAGCTCAAGAAGTTTATACATTACTAAAATTAGTTAAATAATAATGAGTAAAATAAGTATCGGAGGAATTGAAGCAAGAAACGAAGCTATTAAGGGTTTAGAGTTTATAAGTAAGCGAGTTCGAGAATCGATTGGTCCGTTTGGATTAAATATACTTTCAGAAAAAGGCAACCGTATTAGCAACGATGGGGCTTTTATCGCTCAACAGCTGTTACCTACTATCAAAGACGAGTTTCAACGCAGAGGAGCAACAGTAGTCAATGAAAACGTTAACAAAATAAACGATAAAATAGGAGACTTTAGCTCCACTTCTTGGGCTTTACATGAAGCTATAGTTAAAGAAGCTATCCGTTACCTACCAAAAGAAGGCGGTATCAAGGCTAAAAAGACTTATGCCGAAGTCGCACAGATGCTAGAAACATCAAAGAATGAAGTAATAACAGAATTAGAAAATCTAGCAGTACCTATCACTTCAAAAGAAGAATTAATTAAAGCTACTCTTGTATCAGTAGAAGACGAAAAGGTAGCAGAACTTCTAGGTTCTATGCAATGGGAACTAGGAGAAAACGGCAGAATTATAGCTGAAGAAGTAAACGACTTAGAATGTTCTATTGAAAAAGTAGAAGGACTTGTATTAGATAATGGATTTACAAGTAGTGGACTCGTTACAAATCCAGAGAAAAACAGCCTTGAATTAAACGACTTTCCTATATTCTTAACCAACTACACAATCGGACAAGAAGAATTATTAAACCTTAAAGACCCACTATTCACTCCACTAATCAACCAGAAGAAATTAGGTGTAATCGTAATGGCAAGGGCTTTCACTTCTGAAGCTATTAAACTCTGCCAAGAATCACTAGCTACAGGGTTTTCTATTATCCCTATAAATGCACCATATACAGACCAAAAAGAAGTAATGAAGGATATTGAAGCTGTAGTAGGGGGAAGATACATAGACTCAGAAGAATCTAGTTTGTCTGATGTATACATTACAGACATCGGCTTTACAAAGAGAATCGTAGCCAAAGCATACAACTCTGTTATCACAGGAGTAGAAGACGAAAGGTCAAAGGAACGAATAGATAAAAGAGTAGAAGTGCTTAAAAAGAAACTCATCGGCTCACAATCTGATTTTGAGAAAAAAGGTATTGAAGATAGAATCTCACAACTAACAGGAGGCTTTGCTATCCTAAAAGTAGGAAGTAGAAGTGTAGTAGACCGAAAGAGACTAAAGGATAAGGCAGATGACGCAGTAAATACAGTAAGACTAGCCTTGAAAGGTGGAACTGTAAGAGGTGCAGGTTTGGCTTTAAAGGAAATATCTGATAAAATGGAGGAAGGAAACATACTAAAACGTCCGCTACTCTGTGTATACGAACAAATTGTAAGCACCGCACCAGAAGATTGGACTACACCTGAATGGGTAAGAGACTCAATGCTAAGTCTAAAGGAAGTGATAGAAACAACATGTGCTTTTGTGCCTAGCTTTATAAGTATTAACGCTATTGCTACTGAAAAAGACCCTAAGGAATGTGATTGTAAATAAAATGAAGCATAAATACAAACTAACAATAGAAGAAGGAACTGAAAGGGAAGAAGTTGTATTTGCTGATGAACTAGAAGAATTAACTGATGGAACTTGTAAATTTCACCTATGCACAGAAAACCCTTGTCCTGTACGAGACCAAGAATATATAAGTATTTTAAAGAATGGATTCGGTATAGATGGAGTAAACCCAACAAACGACTCTACACCCATAAATCTATTATGTATGAAGTGCCATAAAGATAAAGAAGGGTGTAAGTGCGAAGTTAATAATGCCATTTTGGATGAAAATAATGTACACTCAGTATTGAAACAAATGAATCGCAATTTTGAAGTTAATAAATAAGATAAATAAATAATATGCCACTAACAAAAAAAGGTAAAAAGATAATGACAGCGATGAAAAAAGAGTACGGTAAAACAAAAGGTAAGAACGTATTTTACGCTTTAAGAAATAAGGGAACTATTAAGGGAGTAGAAAAGAAAAAGTAGAATGGATAACACAACATCAACAATACAATGCGGTAAATGTCTAAAGTACAAAGGTACTGCTGAGGGGTGTTGTAATTGTGGAAGACCTCCAAAATTTGAATCAGTAGAGCAACTAGAATCTCTAATAGAAAGCTACTTTGAGAACTGTAAACAAGAGAATAAACCTTATACTATAACAGGATTAGCATTGTGGTTAGACACTTCAAGAGAAGTGTTGTTGGACTATCAAGAGAACAAAGGAGATGAGTTTTCTTACACAATAAAAAGAGCTAAGTTAAAATGTGAAAACTGGGTAGAAGAGGGAGCCTTAATGAATAAGGTAAACCCTACAAGTGCTATCTTTAATCTAAAGAATAACTATGGTTGGAAAGACAAGACAGAACAAGAGCTAGACCATAAAGGACTCAATATAAACTTTGCAAGCGACTTTAAAAAAGATGCGTAATGTTAATCCCGCATACAAAACAGAGCGAAATAATAAGAAACAACGCTAGGTTTAAAATCATTAGAGCTGGGCGTAGAAGTGGTAAATCAACACTAGAGATAGAGGAAATGGTTTTCGATGCAGTTACTGGAAAAGATAGAAACATATTTTATATAGCACCGACTCAAATACAAGCTAGAAAGATTATTTGGGAAGCACTCAAATCAAGGTTAAACAAACTAGGAGAAATAAACGAAAGTAGATTAGAAGTAAGACTACCAACTCAAGACGGTGGGTTTTCTACAATCTTTGTTTCTGGTTGGGAAAATAGAGAGAACTTTCGTGGTATGAAAGCATACAAGATAGTATTTGACGAGCTTGATACTATGAAAGACTTCTTTATAGGTTGGCAAGAGATATTTAGACCAGCACTAACTGATACAGGAGGAGGGGCAACATTCATTGGGACTCCAAAGAAAGAAAACCCTAACCTAAGACGACTTGAAAAGATAGCAGAGAAAGACAAAGACTACCAGGCATTTCATTTTCGCACAGAGGACAACCCATATATACCGCCAGAAGAGATACAAAAGGCTAAACTAGAGCTGGATTATGACACTTATAAGCAAGAATACCTTGCAGAGTACATAGACAACGCAGGAGCTTTGTTTAAATATACTGCACTAGTGGATGTATTTTCTAACACAATAGTAAAAGAAGACGAGAAGTATTTGATTGTAGACATAGCAGATGACGGAAGTGATAAGACAAAGTTCAGCTTTTGGCACGGGCTAGAAGAATATAAGAGAGAATCCTTTGAAAGGTTAAACACAGAAAGTATCATTGCTAAGATAAGAGAATATGCACAGATAGAGAGAATACCGTACTCAAACATAGCTTGTGACGCAATAGGAGTAGGTGCAGGTGTGGCTTCATCATCGCTTCTTGATGGAATTATAGGCTTTAAAAGCTCATACGCTTCAATAAAAACAGAGACTGACATAGTCAGATTTGATTATAGGGGAGAAACGCCAATGGTTACAGATTATCGTAACTTACGTTCTCAATGTACGTTTATGCTTGCTGATAAAGTAAACAACCACAAGATAGCAAGTAAAGTAAGTGGCAGAGACAAGGAAGCTATTATAGAAGAACTATCTAACTATCAAGATGTTTCAAAAGGAGACGGCAAGAAACAAGTAACGGCTAAGGAAGATATAAAAGAAATAATAGGACACAGCCCAGATGACAGTGATACCTGGATAATGAGAATGTATTTTGAAATAAGAAAGAAACTAAGACCAGATGGAGTACAAGGTAGAGAGGCACAAGTCAGCTATACTTATTAACACCTTGCATTGACATTTAAAAAAGTTTACACTTAAAACATATTCATAACTTTAATCTAATTTAATGATTGCAAACATTGTCACTGACAAAGATGGGGAACCAATAGATAGCGGGGGAAATAAGTTAGCTGAGTCTTCTTATAATCCCCCAGAAGAAATTAAAAAACTATTCGCAAGAGTACAGACAGACTACCAAACTGCCTGGATGTTACAGAACAGAACCTTTGCTGAATTTGATGGAATGTCACTACTTGATCGTACAAGACTAGACCAGCAAACATTCGGAGCTTTCGTAGGGGCAGTCCAACTACCAGCAAGTAAAGCATGGAGATGGCAAGGTAGAAAGAACACAGCACGAAACAAAGTAATTGGGATATTAGCTCACTTAATAAGTGGTATGCTATATCCTTATTTTTATGCGTATAATGAAGAAAACGAAGAAGACGAAACAAGTGCTAAGGTAATGAGAATCCAAGTAGAAGATGCCCTAAAGAAAGCAGACTATGAGATTAAATTCCTTTATATGGTAACTTCTGCTTTAGTAAACCCAGCAGTCCATGTAGAAGTAGAATATGTAGAAGCCCTACAAAAGATTAAAGAGAAAATGGCAGACGGAACTTATAAAGTGAGTGAGGCTGTTGATTTACTGTTATCTGGAATAGGACTAAATATAATCCCTGTAGACCAAATCCTTCCAGCAGACTTCTACACTAACGACATTCAACGCCAACCCTTTATGATACGAGTTCGCAGAATAGCTTATGATGAAGCTAGAGAGATTTACGCTAAAAAATACTTTGATGATGGTGTAGACCGTTTTGACTATGTTCAAGCAGGAATGACTAAAATGGTTATGGCAGGACAAGACCACCAAACACTTTACGATATAGAGTGGACTGAAGCAGATAGAAACTTTGTGCAAGAACTGACTATCAAATACAGACCAGAAGACTTAGAAGTAACCTTTGTAGGTGGTGTATTCTTTGGAGAATATAAAGACTGCTACAACTCTAACCCTTTCAAGCATCGCAGGATGTCTTTAATCGGTAATGAGTGGAAAACCATACCAGTATACAACCTTGCAAAGACAGGATTTGAACCATTAGACCCAGCTGGACGCTTTTATTATTACAAATCTGCTTGCTTCAAAGAGTTTTGGGACGACGCTAGCATAAATCGAGCCTACCAGCTGGCTCAAGATGGTATGTTCTTAGATGTTATCAAGCCTATATTCCTCACTGGAGTAACCAAGATAGACCAATCAGTAATGGTTCCAGGAGCTACCATTGCTATGCCTATGGGAGCTGATGCTAAGCCTTATTCTATCGGACCAAATCTAACCGCAGCACTTCAAATCTTACGAGAAAACAAAGATGATATAAGCGAAAGTACACAAGATGCTTTACAAAGTGGTATTGCACAAAGAGGAGTCACTGCAACTGCATCAATGAAAGCTGAACAGAACGCACAAGTTATTCTAGGAGTATTCTCAACAATGATAGCAAACTTAATTAGAGGGGTAGGAGACTTAGTTGTTGACTGTATTAAACAACACGAAACAATCGGTCAAATAGACGCAACAGTTCCTGAAGCCCTAGCAATGACTTACAAGACTAAACTAGTAAAAACAAAAGAAGGAGGTAAGGAAGTAACCAACAAAATAGAATTTGATTCTTCTTTAATTGGAAGGAAACTGTCAAAAGAAGAAGCTAACGACATAGAATGGGATATGTGGGAGAAATCAGGTGGTGCTAACAGTAAAATGGTGCATTACAAGATTAATCCATACAAATACGCTAGAACACAATTCTCAGGCTACATAGACCCAGCACAAATTATGTCTCGTTCTCTAGGTACAGACCAATTAAGAAAAGAACGTGCTTTCAATATGCTTCTTGACCCTAGAGTAAGTCCATATATAAACATTCCCGAAGTGGTAGATGAGTTTGTTCTTAAAGAATTTGGTGGTGCAGACCCAGATAAATTTAAGAAACCACAGGAACAAATAGAAAGTGAGATGTTAGATTCCGTGATGGGGCAAGGTGGGTCGGCTCAACCTCAATTAGTAACTAATCAAGTACAATAACATGGTAAGAAAGTTTCCAAACACATATAACATGAACAATAAGCCAGTAAGACCTGCTATCAAAAAGGCAGTCAAAGCAGTAGGTAAAGCAGTCACAGCCCCTATTAGATGGGTAGGACAGCAAGTAGAAAAAGAAATGAGAATGAACAAAGCAAAAGATGATTCCTATCGGTCGGCAGGTAAATCTCTAAACACTTCATACAGTGGATTATCAACTAAAAAGAACCTTGCAACACTAAAACGAGGTATGCAAGGCAAGAAAAGATAAAATGGCAAAAGGAAAATCTCCTAAAAAGGAAATGAAGAAAGCAAAGAAAGGAAGTAAAAAGTGTTAATTATAAACTTAATTTAAAACATCATGAAAGGAAACAACGGAAGTAAAGTAATGACAAAGAAAGCTAAAGCAGGGATGTCCTTACACAAATTTGTGGCAACTGGTGGCAAACCTTCTAGCTTCAATAAGACAAACGCAAAGAAGAAATAATGATAAGCCCTATAACAGACAAGGTAATAAAGCAACTAAAGAAGTCTAACCTCACAACAGAGGACAGGTCAGCTTTAGTATCAGCATTACTTGATAAGTTAGGGGCTTTTCCTATTGGAGATGTGATAGATGTAAACGAAAAAGGGCTAACTGTTAACGGTGTAGACTTAGACCAAGACCAACAATATGCCTTTAAAGAAGCATGTGCTGGGCTAAAGGATAACTACGCTAGAAAGATACTCAACGAGCAACTTAGGTATAAGGCAACTGTTACAGGAATACATAAATCTAACACAATAGACGAGCTTTTATTTGCTAAAGCAGTGATATGGCTCATCAATGAGGAGGAGATATTGCTTGCTCGTTTATCCACAATTTGACATTAAAATTATTAAGTAATAAAATTAAAAGTAATAAGCAACTCTGGCTTTACAGAGACAAATGCAACTAGGGCTACAACCTAGAAAAAACTATGAGTGAAAATCTAAAAATGGAGGACTTAGTAGAACAGGTAGACTCAACCTCCGAGACTACAGAGCAGGTTGAAACTACAGAAGTAGTCGAAACTACACCTGAAGTAACAACCGAACAAGACCCCTTGAAAATAGAACTTGAAAAAGTTCAAAACAAAGGAGGTAGAACGGAACTTGAGAAAGCACAGTACTCTTTAAAGAAGAATGCTGAACGCCTAAAAGAACTTGGAGGTGACCCAACTTTAGTACTAGGAATAGAACCTAAAGAAGATGATGAGGAAGAAAACGAAGACGATAAGCCAGTAACTCTCGGAATGCTCAAGAAAATGCAGAATGTAAATGCTACTAAGACAGCTATGCAACTTGCAGAAGAAATCCCAGACAATACAGAAAAAGAACTGGTAAAATATTACTTAGAGAATCGTATTCAACCCTCAGGTAACCCTCAAGAAGACCTAAAAGATGCTAGACGAATGGTAAACGCTGTAAAAAACGAGCAAATAGTACAAGAAATATCTCGTAAAACACCAGCACAAACACACTCTAATTCAAGTGGAGTAGACGCTAAGCAAGAACAAGCTATAGTCTACACACAAGAAGAATTACAAATGATGAGACCACCGTTTAATGTAACTCCAGCAGAGATACTAGCATCAAGAGCAGGTAAAAACTTCTCCTTCAAAAAATAATCTAGTTTTATTTTCAATGGGTCTTGTATTAACAAACATTAATATAAACCCAAAATGTCAGTAAATACAAAAGATATAATCATTCTTACAGAGACAGACCCAAGATTTGCTATTCCTGGGGTTCTTGTTTCATCTGGTGGAGTTTCTACTATCAACGCAGGAACACCAACTAAATCAGCAGATGCTGCAACAGCAGCAACAGGTGCAGTAGTACCTATGGTAGATGGAGATGGAGCAATCGGTCAAAACTTTACAGGTATTGCTAAGTCAACATCAACAGATACAGCTTCAGCAGCTGGTTCAGTAACTCTATGGTTACCATTACCAGGCTATGTATACGCAGCTAAAGCTAAGACAGCTTCAACAGCAGATACTCAAGCAGAAATAACAGCACTCTTTAGAAAGAGAGTGGTTTTTGACTTGACTTCTACTCTATGGACAGTAGATGCAGCAGCAGCAGATGCACTTATAAACTGTGTCACTATTGTCGGTGGTGATTTCCAGACCCAAACTCTATGGTTCACTTACAAAAACGGTGGAACAATGATTGGTCAGCAACAAACTTCATAATTACTAATTTAATCTAAAATAATATGGATAATAACTCAGCCCCAAATTTAATTCTCGTCAAGACAGCCCTCGATAAATTATTCGATGACTCAATGATGGAACAAGCAGCAGTTGCAAAAGCTACTGCACTTGACCCAATCCTTTTCACTCAAACTACAGCTTACAACGCAGCAGTTGTCAGTTCTGTAATCGGTGGAGGTGGATACTTCGCAACAACAACAGACGATGTGCCTTTAGTACCTGAAGTTAACAAATCAGCTGCAGCAGTTAAGACATCTATCGTTTACGAGTTCCTACAAAACATGCCTATCTCTCGTACTTTCATGGCAGACCAGCAATTAGATGCAGTTTCAAAAACTGTACGACAAGCAGGTCAAGCTTATGTAGCTTCTAGAGACCGAAAAGCATTTAGTGCATACGCACAAGGATTCGTTACTACTTCATTCACTACTATTGACGGTGTAGCTTTGTTCTCAAACTCACACGTTAACCAGAACGGTGATACTGTAGATAACCTTGAAACTGGTGTACTTACAGACTCAAACCTTAACATTACGGTTAACAGTCTAAGAACTCAGCTTAACCAAACTGGTGTTATTCTAGGATGGGAACCAAAGGCATTGCTTACTCCTTCACTTCTACACCAGACAGGTATGGCAGTTGCTAAGTCAGTATTGCGTGCAGGTACAGGTAACAACGACTTAAACTACTTCTCAGAAATGTACCCAGGAATGAGAGTTGTTTACTCTCCATTCCTAGATGCAACTTCAACTACAGCTTACTTCCTTGCTACTTCAAACAACGGAATCATGAGAGCAGAACGTGAAGCATTCTTTACTAAACTTGTTAACTGGGAATCACAAGCAAACGACCAATACCTATACAAGATGCGTGAAAGAGAAGTTGTTGACACTATCAGTTATGATGGACTTGTAGGTTCAAACGGAACAGTCTAGTCTTTGTCGGAAGATTAATTATTAATTTAACGATAAAATAATATGGCAGACACAGATTTTGGAGGAGTAAAAGCACACGATGTAACAAGTGGTATTGGTTATGGTGCAGGAGCAGGTAGTACAGTGACTCAAATCACAACTTCAGCAACCGCAGTAACAATCAATGCTGTATGTGGACAGATTACTACTGTAGCTTTGACTACAGCAGGTGCAGCAGAAGAAGCGTTCGTTGTAAACAACACAACAGTAGATGCAAATGATGTAATTGTAGTTTCAACTACTTATGCAGGGGCAGGAAAGCCGATTGTATTCGTAACAAACCAAGCAGCAAATGCGTTTACTTTGAACATTACAAACGTTAGTGCTTCAGCACTTGACGCGGTGTGTGTAATCAACTTTGCAGTTATAAAAAGTGTAACAGCATAAGCGAATTACTCTCTTACTCACATCATCTCAAAAAAAAGAGGTGGTGTGCGATAAGGGAGAAATTATTAACTAATAAAATAAAAATATGCAAATTAGAGACAATTACAAAATATTACCAATCGAAACAGCAACTACTACTCAAGTAGACACAGGTTCAGGACAGCTTATTGCAATCGTAGTAGGAGAAACGTCAGCAGGTGCAATATCTATCATCGACAACGTTAGTGGCTCAACTGTAAATATGGGAACACTAAAAGCAAGTATCGTAGAAGGTACTTACTGGTATTTATCACAGTACGCAGTAGGACTTCGCATTATAACCGCAGGTGCAAGTAAGATTTCTGTAATTTATAACCCTATATAACAATGGCATTCAAAACAATATCACAATTAAGAGACAGTGTAGCTGGTATACTCTCTGGGGTAGATTTAAACAACGTATCTGATGTGAATGGATGTTTTGAAAGAGCAGTATCTACACTATTACAGAAAGCAGATGTACCCGAAGCAAGTATGATACAAAACATAACCCTCTATTCGGGGGTTTTTGACTATGCTTGTAACCCTAAGATATTCGGCACCGCAATAAATGATATACGACCTCAAGGAATATCAAGAAACCCTGGTAACTTTGTTTCAAAGGTAGACCAAGAAGATTTTGATAGAACTAAAAGTTCTTACTATCCTTCAGGAACTCGTTCAACATTCCAGTATCAAAACGGCACACCTATAATCAGAATAGTAGCCCCATTTCCTAAGGCAGAAGCGGTAATTGACCCTATGAGTGCAACTACTGGATGGGTAGCAACAGGCTCAGCATCAGCCCTCACAGCTGACTACACTGCATTCTATGAAAGCCCAGCTTCACTCCGCTTTACTCTTACTGGAAGCTCAATAGGTATACTAACAAAAGACCCACTAGATGAAGAAATGGATTTATCTAGCTATGAAAACGTAGGCACAGCATTTCTTGCAATACGCATACCAGACGGAGCAACAGCAACTGACTTAACTTCAATAGAACTTAGACTAGGTTCAGACAGTACTAACTATGACAGCGTAACCGATACAGACGGCTTCTTAGGAGCATGGATTTCAGGAGAATGGCTACTTGTAGCTTTTGATTTCTCTGGAGCAACAAGCACTGGAACACCAGACTGGGGTGCGATAGAATACACACAAATCCGTATAGCACACACAGGAACATTTACTAACTTTAGAGTAGGTGGACTTTGGATTTCATTACCTAGCCCTGCACAAATACTCTATCAAAGTGCGGCAGTGTTTCTCCCAACAGGAACAACAACACCTTTAACTACTATCACAGCAAATACAGACGAAATAATCTTAACCGACCCAGCATATAACATTTATCTGCAAGAATGTGCATTAAGCGTCTTACAGAACACAGGAGCAAGTGCAAGTGATGCAACTACAATAAAGATAAATAAAATGTTAGACGGAAATGGTGGTACAGACATAGGACTCTACGCAAGATACAGAGGTGATAATCCTTCACAAGAAATTAGAACTACTGGTACTTATTATTCAACTGATATGCCATATAACAATAGAGGACCTTTTTAATGAGCAACGCTTCACCTAAAAACTTTGAGTTTAAGAACATGACCACTGAATGGGGTGGCTATAATTCAGCACGAGATAAAACAAACATAGCTGAAAACTTAATGGTTAAAGGTTCACAAAATATCTACAAAAAACTAAGCGGAACTCTAGCAGTAAGACAAGGGCAAGCAAGACGTGGTGATGCTAACTCAACACTATCTGCGTGTTCCTCTTCTTTTGTGTGGAATACTTCATGGGGAGAAACTTACATAATGGTAGTAGCAGACAGTAAACTTTATGTAGTGGTAGATGATGAATGGTATCAACTTCTCGGCTCGCTAACTAAAACTCGCTATGTGTTTGATAACTGGTGGAACAACACTCTAAAAAAAGACCAAGTTTTATTCGTGAATGGTACAGATGATATGTTTATGTGGTCAGGGGGATTTGGACTTATTTCTAGTACTACTGCAAACACGATAGTATTGGATAGGACTGTAACAGAGTCAAGAATAACCGCAGCTTCAGGCACAGTGATAGTAAATGGAACAACTTACACTTACACAGGTTCAGGAGGTTCAACCCTTACAGGCGTAACTCCAGACCCAACAGGAGAAGCTAATAGTAGTGGAGTATTGCAATCAGTAGTTACTTCATCAAACACTCCAGCAGCAGATTTTCTAGCAGACTTCATAAAAGTAATAAACAACCAAGTCTATGTAGGTTCATACACTTCAAGGTTAATCTATATGTCTCAAGATACAGACTACACTAACTATACTGTACCAAGTCCACAAATAGCAGGAAGCCCTGGACTTTTCGTACTAGACGGCACAGCAAAAGGTATCGGTGTAAGGCAAGGTAATGCTTGTATAGGGTTCGGGGCTAGTGGCTGGGCTGTTATATCATTTCAATTAGTCTCAAACAACAACATAATCACACGCCAAAATACTATTGATATAAAACCAGTAGCTTTGCTTCAAGCACCATACGCTCACGAGTTTATTGACAATGTAGGGGACAATTTAATCTATCTAGGACAAGACCAACAGTTAAGAAACTTTGGAGATTTTAATAATTTATTCGTATCAGGCTATCCATCGCTTTCTCAAGAAGTTGCTACTGAACTGGAAGAAGAAAACTTTACTAGTGGTTCACTCAAATGTATTGGAGAATTTATATATATTGTTGCACCAGCTTCAGGCAAGGTATATCTAAGACAAGAACGCACCTCTTTAGACTTCAACGGAAACATCGTAGCTGAAAGACTATGGCACTCGCCTTTTATTTGGAATTTAACTAAAGTAGATGACCTAGACGGCACAGTAATAGGCTTCTCAAACGCTAATCCGCAGATATATAACCTATGGAATACTAACCAATGGTACGATGATAGCCCAAGTGATGAGCCTTTACCGTACTCTTGCGTGCTTGCTTTAGGATACAAATCAAACAATAGACGACAAGGACTACAACTTTTTGATAAACTATTTACAGAAGGCTATATAACCGAAGGAACACCGCTGAATTTCACAATAAACTACGATTATCAAGGCTCAACACAGGTAGTAGGTGGAGTGATAAACAGTCAAACACAACCCACAACTACTTTTTCAGGTCAAGACCCCGCTTCGCTAGGTGATAGTTCACTCGGAGATGAAAGTCTGGGCGATAGTGAAGAAAATACAGAGACTTTAGCGAAGTTCAAAAACATAAGTTCACTCGGAGATGTAAACTGTTTTGAATACCAAGTAATTTTAAACAGTGACTCAGCAAATGCACAATGGGAACTACTAGCACTCGGAACTACAGCAAGTAAATCAGACATTCAAGAGGCAAGCTATATCATAAATAAATTGACCAGTTAATTAATAAGTAATATAATAAAAATAAAATGCCATTCACTAAAGGACATCCAAAATACTTACTGAGACACACTGAAGAAACTAAGCAGAAAATGCGTGGGGCAAGGACACCCCGTATATCAATTGAGTGTAAAGAATGTGCCAATATATTTATAGTACCAAACTGGAAAAAAGCTACAGCAAAATTTTGTTCACATAGTTGTAAATCTAGATTTACTTGCAAGAAACACATAGCTGGAAAGAAACATATAGAAGAAACTCTTAAAAAAATAAGTTCATCTAGAATAGGAAAACCACACATATTAACACCAGAAGGAAAAAAATCTTTTACTGAAAAAATGTCTAGGCAGAATAACTGGAAATGGATTGAAGACAGAACAAAACTTGTAACTTCTAAAGGAAGTGAAGAACGCAGAAGCTCACGTTATAAAGACTGGAGACGACAGGTATGCAATAGAGATAAATGGAAATGCAGAATATCAAACATAGACTGTAATGGTAGATTGGAGGTTCACCATATTTTAGGTTTTACAGAATATCCAGAATTAAAATATGATATTAACAATGGCATCTCATTATGCCACTTTCATCACCCTCGTAAAAGAGCGGATGAAATTAACTTGTCACCATACTTTCAAAAGTTAGTGGCAGAATTAAAATAACTTTGACATTCAGACCTTTTGGAGGAAAAACATATACACTAGCATCAAGCATCAGTTCAACTGACACAACAATAATTTTAACATCCTTCATTGAACCAGTAAGCGGAGTACCGTATACAATGGCACTTCTTGACACAGATATTGTCTACGCAACTATCGCACCTAAAACAACTTCAAGTGAATTTATTTCTTTCACAGGAATTACGCAAAATGGAAACGGTACAGCTACCCTCACAGGAGTAACCAGAGGACTTGCTAAAAAATATCCTTTCACAGCTTCTGCAACTTTCAGACTTCCACACTCAGGACAAACACAGTTCATAATCTCAAACCCTCCACAACTCTATAATGAGTATGTAACACTTGACAATGCAGAAACCATAGTAGGACTAAAAACTTTTACAACAGCAACCAGACCGAAGCTTACTACTGATACAGACTCCTCAACAAATGAAGATTTAGTATCAGTAGGACAATTAAATCGAACTGCTTTTGCAGGAGCACCAGACGCAACACTAACAGTAAAAGGTATAGTAGAAATCGCTACTACAGCTGAAATAGACGCAGATACAGCCACAGGAAGCACAGGAGCAAGTATTGTAGCTAGACCAGACCAACTCGTATTGTCTAAATACGGCACTAGACTTCCAACAGCAAATGAAAAATCTGCGTTAGTAGGAAACAATACTGACATTGCAGTAGGTACAGGTAATAAATATGTAACTCAAACAGGGCTACAAAAAAGTGCTGAAGTCTATGCTGCTTCAACTACAGGGAATGATACTTATGTAGTAACTCTTTCACCAGTACCAACCTCTTTGGTAAATGGAATGACAATAAGATTTAAACCAGACACTGCAAACACAGGTGCAGCAACTTTAAACGTAAACTCTCTTGGAGCTTTAGCAATAGTAACAGGACTTTCAACAGCTTTAGTTACAGGGGACATTGTAGCTAATCAAGTGTGTGAAGTAATCTATAACTCTACAGGAACAGTATGGCAACTTGTAAATCCTGCAAGTGCTGTATTAATAGCAACTGCTTATACCAATGGAACAACAACAAAAGATGCTGCTGATGCTTCTACCACTCAAAACATAGCTCACGGACTTGGTAGAATACCTAAGAAAGTAAAAATAAGGGCAATAGGAATTACAGGTGGTGCAAGTTCTGGCGACTTGAATACTTATATTTCTGAAACTGTTTACAACGGAACTACTCAAAGTTCGGTTTCTTTATACGACTTAGCTTCAGGAACAGCAGGACAAATATCAACAACATTTATACTTGATTTGAGTGGCTCAGGAACTCAGTCTGGAGTAGTAACTTTTGATGCTACAAATATAATAATCACTTGGACTAAAACAAGTAGTCCTTCAGGAACTTATACATTATTATGGGAAGCAGAAGGATAACAATATGATAATACTAACAGTACAACCAACAGATAATATACAAGATTACCTAGACATCATTGAACAAAACGGTGGAGGTGTTTTAAACTTGAATCCTGTTAGTACTTTTGTTGTAGAAAGTGATATTAATATACCTAATAATACTGTCCTTAATGGAAACGGAGGAACTATAGATTTCAACAATACAGCTTATGGTATTAAAATAATTGGTACTGCATTGAATCCTAAGACAAATTGTAGTCTATCTACTCTAACGGTAGTAAACTGTACAACTATTGGAGTAGAGTGTGAATATACAGATAATCCTATTCTAAATTTGTTTGACAATACTTTAGTGCAAAACTGTACGAAAGGAGTTGATTTAACAAACTGTACTGCTCCAGCTTTTATAGGCACATTTTCAGATAATGGAACAAACTGTGAAATGACAAATGTCACTTCTTTTACTACTAGATTTTCTGCGTTTTCTGGTGCAACTAGTGGAGATGGTATTATCATGAATAACTGCTCAAATGCTACAGTATTTGATACTGGTATTGACGATAATTTTGGTAATGGTATTTTAATGACTGATTGTAGCTATATATCAATAATATCTGCAGGAGTATTTGATAATGGAGGAGATGGAATAAAACTTGTTTCAGGAAATACAGACATTATCTCTAACAGTATCAACTTAATAGGAAACTCAGGCTATGGTATAAATATAGTAGATAATACAAACATTAATAATGTAATAACATCTAATGTACTTTCAGGTAATTCTTCTGGTTCTGTAAATAACAATGGAACAACGACACTTATAAGAAGTAACATAGGCGTATCTGACAATTAAATATGAACCCAACAACAAACAACAAAATAGCCTCAACTAATCCGATACAAAACGTAGCTACGCAAGGTACAAAAACTGCAGCTGGAATTGTAAACTTTGACCCAAACACAGGAGCAAAATTACAAACAGGACAATCTGTAGTAGTAAATCAAGGTGGTAACACTTACGGTTCTAAACCATACTCAAGTCAAAGTACCACAACTCTCTCAAGTGATAAAACTGGAGACATTTTAAACAACAATAATAAACTAACAACTCTTGCACAAAAAGGAGTACAGACAGACCCTAACAGTGGCGTAGCTACCACAGCAGACGGTGCAGTATATACCCCACCAATAACCTATGTAGACCAAGCATTCGCAGACTCTCATGACATGAGTGCTCCTATTTATCAGAATTATAGAGTGAAGCCTGCAACACCAACAGGAAGTGTAGACCCATACGATACTTCTAAAGAAACTGCTGAAATAGATACTAAGTTAGCCGAAATGAAAGCAGGAATGGATGCGGTGACTGCTTCACAAATAACTAGCATTCAAGAACGATATAAAAGACTCAAAGAGCAACAAACTAAAATAAACGAAAGTACATTAGGAGCTACTACAAACGCCCTTATTCAAAGTGGTGCAGCTAAACACGATGTATATTCTGATGACTCCATCAAACTAAGAATGGACCAAAATTTAGAGAAGATGAAAGACCTTGATGCAGAAGAAAACGACCTAATCAACACAGCAAAAGCGGCACAATTAGCAAATAACAACAAATTATTAGAGTACAAAATTGCTCAGATTGAAAAAGTACGAGAACAGAAACAAGCAGCTGCATCAAAACTTAATGAAGAACTTATAGAAGCGAATAAACTAGCTCGTACTCAACAAGAACAAATACAAAAAGACTCTGCAGTAGCAGATGTATTCTCTATGGGTATAACAAGCCCAGCAGAAATTCTAAAAGAGCTTAATTCTAAAGGATATAATATAACTTCAAAAGAAGTAGCGGAAACTCTAAAGAACATTCAAACATCAGTACCAGGACTTGAAGACCTAGTAAAAACTCTAGCTCAAAATGGAGCACCACAAGAAATAATACAAAAAGTATTAAACTCAGGAAACATAAACGAAGCCTACGCTAACGCAGGTAGTTACGCAGCAGGTGGAAGTGGTATTGTAGGAGAATATAATTTCTATAAGTCTCAAGCTGAACAAGCAGGACAAGTACCTATGAGCTTTAACGACTATCAAAATGTAGACGCTAATAGAAAGAAAAGTATCGCAGCCGCAGGAATAGCTAATCAATACGGATTAGATAAAGAACAAAGAAACCGCGTTGCTGGTCTTTTAGATGATTATGACAAACAAGCAAAAGACAAAAAGACAGTTGTTTCTCAATCTTCACAAATTGTTGCACTTTCTCCTTTAGCATTATCTACCAACAAAGACAAAGGAAGTAGAGCAGCAGCACAAATTGGAACAATCTTTAGTTTCATGAAAATGCTTGACCCAACATCTACTGTGCGAGAAGGAGAATACGCTACAGCTCAAAACACAGCAGGAGTAGAAGATAAAATCCGTAACGCATACAATAAGGCTTTAGATGGTTCATTCTTAACTGACGGACAGATTAAGGGTTATGTTTCTACAGGTAAAGCGTTAGCAGAATCTAACAGAAGACAACTTGAAGACATAGATAAAGAATTTGACAGACGTTCCGCAATATTCGGTATACCAGCAGGTACTATTGCTAAGACAGGAGAGGTAACTAAAGACCAGTCCTTAATCCAAACCGAAGACCAAGCAAAATCTGCTATACTAGATTACGGAAAGACTAATACTAAAGCTCAAACTCAAATCCGACAAATGGTAAAAGACGGAGTACCATACTTACAAATAAAAGAAGTGTTAAATATACCATAATGACTAATGAAGAAATAACAAAACTAAGAGCAAAATATGGAGTGCCTGAACAAGGTTACTCTTCACCTACGCCTACTGTAGATAGAACTGCTGAACTTGATGCTGCATGGGGAGCAGAAGCACCTGTTAAACCAACCTTTTCTGAAAGAATTAAGACAGACATAACTAACAGAGGTAAAGCACTTGAAGGCAACATTACAGCAACTTCTGAAGAATCTAAAGGTGAAAATCCTGTAGTGCGTGGCGTTCAAGCGGCAGGAAACATAGCAGGAGCAGTAACCGATGTTGCAGGAGAAGTAACAAAAAGTGCTTATGATATGTTACCTGACTTTATTAAAAGTGGAATTTCTAAAGTAACTACTAAAGTAGGCGAAGTAGCTGAGCCAGTAATAAACGAAGCTGATAAAAAGATACAAGACTGGGCTACTGCACACCCCGAAGCTGCTAAAAATCTTGAGAGTGTACTTAAAGTAGTTAAGGGAGTTGGAGAGGTAGCAGGAGCAGGTGCAACTGTAGCAGGAACTATCAAAGTAGCTAACAAAGCACCTATATTAGGCTCTGAAGTAAAGAATATTCCTAAAGATGTAAAAGGATTAGCTGAAAAAGCAGTCACAAAAGTAACTCAAAAGATAGATTCATATAAACCAATGTCAACTACGGTGACTAATCACATCTCAAGTGCTAAAGAGACACTAAAAAATGCTAAACCAGAAGATATAAAAGCAGGAGGAGGAGTAAAGAGACTAATCACTAAAAACAAAGAAGATATGGCACGACAGTTAGAAAGTGACGGGTTTGCTAGAGAAGCAAAGATAATACGAAAGGTAGACACTAAAGCAATTCAGAATGTAGACGACTACGAAAAGGCTATAAACAATGCTTTAAAACCTGCGACAAAAGAAACTAAAAAGACTCTTGATTTATTAAGGAGTACAGAAGATACATTAACAAAAAAAGAAAGACTAGAAGCATTTGATACCCCAGGAAGAACAAAGGTTACTAAACTTGGTAAGACTGAATACTTACCTACAGAAACAGAAGAAAGAGCAGCTAGTATACTCTCAGGAAAATTAGATAAAAACCCAGTTAAAAACGTACCAGTAGTAAAAAAGGAAATAGCTTCACAAGGTAAAGCTGTAGAAACATTCTTGGAAAAGAATGCAAAACCAATATCAGCAGATACACAAGCTAAAATGTTTGAGACTTTTAGAACTAAAGCGTCTAAGTATATGACAGAGTCCGAACTTGGAGCTTATGATGAGCAAATGAAGTTATTCTTGAAACAACTTCCAGGCAGAGGTGGCTATAATAGTTCCAATTTCTATAAAGGACTAAAAGAATACGAAAAAAATGTAGCTAGTCATTTAGCTAGAGGAAAGGAAGCTTTACTCGACCCAACAGGTACAGCTAGTGCAAAGCTAAGTGCAGCAAAAGACATACGAAAAATAGTAAGAAACACAATAGGAGACTTGCACCCAGAATTTAAACCTAAAATGTATGACCTTGCTTCTCTTTATGATGCGTTGGATAATATGATTATAAAAGCAGAAAAAACAACAGGGAATATTATCAGCAGAACTGCAAAAAAATATCCTATAGCGACAGGTATTGCTGGGGGAATATTGGGTACTAAAGTAGTAGGTGCAGTTACAGGTAATTAAGAAACCTTAATCGCAATATAAACACATATAGCTATAATAACGAAATCCATATTAACACTATAACATATATATAAATGAAAATCAAGGGCTACATACCAAAGAAAAAAGAAGAACCTAAAAAGAACACTGACCTTGCAGCGGCACTTTTAGGCACTACTTTATTGTTCACTGATATGGAACAGCTAAAAGTTGACGTAACCAACGTAGTAGAAACTGAACTTGAAAAAATAGAGAAAACACACAAAGAAATAAAAGAAACTACAGAAAAAAGTATACAGAAAATAGATGACAAAGTAGCTGAATTTGAAGAAACTGCTATTGAACTTATCAAAGATATAAAACAAATACCTACAATCAAAGGAGAGAAAGGTGATGATGCAGATGAAGAAGCTATTGAAGAAAGATTAACTGCAAAGATACCTAAACTAGATGACTTCCTATCTAAAGTAGAGAAGTTAGATGAAGACAAACTACTTAAAAAGTTCATCAAACAAATCCCAGAAAGTAAAGCAGACCTAAAAATAATCAAAGAGACTTTTCAACTTGACCCGATGACAGTGGTTGAAACTATTCAAGGACTTCCAACAGACAAGTTTCAGCTAAAGATGGCTAACATCTCAGGATTAGACGAAACACTAAGGCTTGTCCAAAGGAACGGGAAAGGTTATGTTCATGGTGGAGGTTTTAACAACATATACTCAAGTAGTACCCTAGTATCAAACGGACTTACAGGGTTAAACTTTACAGGCTCAGGAGTAAATTCAGTTACCAAAGACAATGTTACTGGAATAATTACAGTAGATATATCAGGCGGAGGTGGTGGAACTCCAGGAGGATTAGACACACAACTCCAATACAATAACGCAGGTTCATTTGGTGGCATATCTGGAGCTACAACAAACGGAACATCAGTAACATATACCACAGGTAATCTTTTAGGAGCAGACATAAAAGCTAGTAGTTCAGGTGGTTTACAAATTCTTTCCACCGCAGGAACTGTAACAGCATTATTTGGTGCAGGTAGCGGAGCTAACTCTACTTTTTATGGGGGAATGAAAGGAGACTACTTAACTGCCTCTGAGATACTTATTACAGACGCTTCAAAAAACATTGTGTCTGCAGCAGTAGCAACCTACCCAAGTCTTACAGAACTTACATACTTAAAAGGCGTAACAAGTGCAATTCAAACTCAACTAAATGCAAAACAAGCAACTCTAGTATCTGGTACAAACATAAAAACAATCAACGGTACTTCCCTTTTAGGTAGTGGAGATATTGTTATTGATGCAACTGTCACTCTAGCTGACCTTTCAAGTAACTCGACTACAGCTATTACTTCCCGTTACACTATGACCTCTACAATTCCAGTAGAATTTAGAGCTGCAAATGGAGTAACTTTAATGTATCTTGATGAAACTAATAAGCGTGTTGGTTTTGGTACAACTACTCCTTCCCAAACTCTTTCTCTAGCCTTCCCAAACTCAAACAACTGGGCACAACTAGACCGTAGTTCTACATCCTATGAGTCTGCTTTTCAATGGACTACTGGTGGAACTCCTAGCTTCTTCTTAGGCATGAGAAATGTAAGTCCAAATACTGGACTTCATCTATATGACTATACAGCTGGTAGGGATGTTATGGTTCTAAATGCTGGGGGAGATATAGTATGGAATCAAGGTGGATTTTTTAATATCGTAGCTTTAGCAGGTAGTGGCACTCGGATGGTTACAGCAGATGCATCAGGTACTCTTTCTACTACTGCAATCCCAACAGGAACTGTTACAAGTGTAGGATGGACTGGTGGAATAGTATCGGTAGCAACGGCTACAACTACCCCAGCATTTACAATCGCAGGAACTTCAGGTGGTATTCCTTACTTTTCAAGTGCTTCAACTTGGGCTTCTTCAGCAGCTTTGGCAGCTAACGCAATAGTAATCGGAGGTGGTGCAGGGGTAGCACCTTCTACAACAACTACAGGGACTGGGGTATTAACTGCTTTAGGAATAAACGTAGGTTCAGCAGGTGCATTTGTAACCTTTAACGGGGCATTAGGTACACCGTCTTCAGGAACAGTAACTAACCTTACTGGTACAGCTAGTATAAACATAAACGGTACAGTAGGAGCAACAACTCCAGGCACAGGAGCTTTTACAACTTTATCTGCAAGTAGCACACTAACTGCTTCAACCACAATAGAATTAGGACACGCTTCAGATACAACCCTCTCAAGAGTAAGTGCTGGTGTTGGTGCGATAGAAGGAAGCCAAATAACAACTCTTAATACAACTGCATTATCAGGAAACCAGACAGTTACTCTAGCAGTTAAAACAAGATACTTATTAAGTGTAGGTTTGTACGAAACACAAAACATGACACTTCCTGCAACTTTTGCTGTAGGAGATGAAATACATTTCATTATAAATAGTACAAGTAATGCAGGTACTGTGAATGTTATTTTGGCGGCTAGTGATAACTTCCTTTATGTTGGTGATGCTGGAACTACAGTATCTACTACAAGTAACTTTGTATGTAACAGAAATAGTAGTTTTAAACTTGTATGTACTGTAGCAAATACTACATGGGAAGTAGTAGATATATGTGGTGCAGGTGGTTCTTTTGGGGGAACAAACATTTCAGCAATAGGATATTCTATTCCACTCGCATCAGGAAGCATAATGTTTACTGACGCATTCCAAACTGTCATAAACAAAAGAAATCAGCCAAGACAATCATCGGCAGCTAGTGGAGATATTTCACCAAACTTGGCTACGGCTAATATGTATATTCGTACTAACTTAGCGGCAACGTGTACGATTAATGCCCCAACTGGCTCACCTGTTAATGGAGAAGAGTTGGTTTTTAGACTTCGTAGTACAGCAATAAGAACACTTACATGGAACGCTACTTATGTAGTAGTAGGAACTACTCTCCCAGCAGCAACAGTTGCAAACAAGTTAATATACGTCAGATGTATTTACAATAGCACCCAAGGTCAATGGGATGTAGTGCAGGTTAATAGTGAAGTATAATGAAAAAATATATAGACAAAGGAATAGACGGTTGGATGTCAGAGGAAGAACTTCAGTGGCTTTTTGAACAAGCACAAGAGATGAAAACCATCTTAGAAATCGGTTCTTTTAAAGGACGTTCTACGGATGCTTTACTTTCTTCTAAGGCTAAAGTTACAGCAGTAGATAACTGGGTTTTACATTGGGATATAAACAACCCTCAACACGGAGAAACTGTTTACAAAGAGTTCTTAGAGAACACAAAAGAATCCAAAAATTTAGAAGTATTAATGATGACCAGTAATGAAGCTATCAAAAACTTCCCAGAAGACGAAAGCATAGACATGGTGTTCATGGACTTTACAACCACTTATCCTGAATACTTAGAAGCAATAAAGAAATGGCTGCCAAAGACAAAGAAACTTATTTGTGGACATGAATACTCTGAAAAGTTTCCTGATGTAATAAAAGCAGTAGATGAAATATTTGGAAAGCCTGATGGCGTAATAGGGATGATTTGGTATAAGTATATATAAAAAACAATGAAAAAAAGTTTATTCTCTGAAAAACTAAATGAAAGAAAAGCAGAACTTGCACCTAAAGACGGCAAGGATGGTTACACTCCAATAAAAGGGGTAGATTATTTCGATGGGAAAGATGGCTACACACCAATCAAAGGTATTGACTATGTAGATGGAAAAGATGGAGTTGATGGATATACACCTGTTAAAAATGTTGATTATTTTGATGGCGAAAAAGGCGAGAAGGGTGACAAGGGAGACTCTGCAAGCATTGACGAAGACAAACTTTTAAAGAAGCTACTAAAAAAACTTCCTGAGAATAAAGCCAGCCTAAAGGTTATTCGTGAAACAATAGAAACTGACCCAATGTCTGTCATTGACAAGGTTATGGAGTTAGCCCCTGATAGACTAAAACTTAAGACAACAAACATTGAAGGACTGGAACAAACTATTAGAGCTTTTCATTCACAACTTGGTAGAGGTTATTTGCACGGTGGAGGTA